GGTGGAGGTGTAGAAGTCGTGCCACTGGCGCGGGGTGACGTAGAGCACATAGAGCGGCTCACCACCGGACGGATCCGCCACCATGCGGATAGGCTGGATGGGGTTGGCCATCTCGGACAGGAACAGCGACATGTTGTCCACGCAGCCAAGATTGAAGCGGTCGGCCGCATCGATGGCTTCGAAGCTGGTCGCATCACCACCGAAGAAGTGGCGCTCGTAGGTGGGCGCAGTCAGCGGGTTGATCATGATGTCGGCAAATTCCGGGTCATCCGCCAGCGGCAGGATGATATCGGTCGCGTAGTAGTCGCCGCGGGCGCCGGCCAGCTGGGCAAAGCCGCGCTGGTCAACCAGTCGGCTGTAGTAACCATCGCCCAGCAGCGTGCGGGCGGTCTTGATCAGATCGTGCTTGGTGCGCTGCTGGCTCATCTTGCCGCCAGCATCCACGCCGTGACGGGTCTGGTTGATTTTGAGCGCGAAGTCCGCAAAGGACAGGGACTCCAGGCGGCCATCCAGCTTCTGATCACCCATGCTCGGGCGACCGGAGAGCTGATGGAACAGCTGCATATCCACGGAATCGCCGCGCTGCTTGGTCAGGTCGGTGATGCGAACTACCGGCGCGCCTGCACTGGTCTGCTTGCCGCCATTGACCTTGGCTCCCTTGGGGGCCTCTTCGGTCAGCATGTTCACCAGCGAGTGGGAACGGTTGGCCGCGGTAAACAGGGCGGCCTGCAAAATCTTGTTGGCTTGCGCCGAGGTGACTTGGGTCATGATCCTCTCCTACATGAAAACAAAAACCCCGACACAGTGGCCGGGGTTGGTTGATGTAAACGGGGTTGTGGGTTAGAACCCGGACTGCTCCAGCAGCGCCTCGATCTGGGCTTCGCTCATAGCGCCAAGCTCACCAACCAGTTCGGTTTGGGACATGGCGCCATAACGCTCGATGCCCGTTGCCGGTGCATGATGGGTTTGGCCGAGTTCTGATGGGCTGGACGGGATGTGATCGGCTGGTTTCTCTGCCGCCTTGCCGGGTGCCTTGGCGGGAGGCGCTTCAACCTCATCACCAAAGGCCAGCTTGGTACGGCGAGCCACTTCTGCGAATCGCTCCGTCAGCGGCTTATTGCTCCACGCGGGATCGGCCTGCAACTTGTCATCGATAGTGAGGGCCATGTCGAAGCGGTCTTGGTCGCCGTCACGCCATGCTGCCAGGTCAGGTACCGCCTGCAGTGCGGCCTGTACTGGGTTGGCGACTGGCTGAACCTGTTGTGGCGCGGCTTGCGGCTCCAGCTTGTCGAGCTTGCTGGCAACAGCCATCAGGGCTTTACCGATATCCGGGTAGTCCTGTGCCAACTGCTCAAGCTCTTCCTTGCTGATGCTGTCAGGGTCAACAGATGGGTCGATCCCGTTCTTCTCCAGCAGCGCCTGCAACTTATCCCGCTCCGCCTGGGCCTGCTGCGCCTGAGTCAGCTGCTCACGCAACTGCTTGGCTTCATTGCGCGCCTGCTCCAGCACTTCATACGGGATGGTGTGTTGACCGTTCTTGGCCATAACGACCTTTTCAGGTGCGCTGGCCTGTTCCTCAACCTGATTGGCCGCGGCTTGATCGTTACCGGCTGCCACCTCGCCCGCCGACGGCGCGGGTTCTACGTCCGTTTGCTTGGTGTCAGTGCCATTGTCCAGCTCGACATCGGGCGCTTGCTCAATCTCGGCCAGCATGGCTTCCAGTTCGTCCAGGCTTTCAGTCCCGGTCAGGTTATCGATGGGTTTGCTCATGGTCGTCCTCGTGGGTTTTCAGTGGGTGGTATCGCTGCCCAAGCGGGGGAAGGCTCTCGCTGAAAGCGCTCCCCGGCTGGGGCTGGGCATAAAAAAGCCCGCACAAGGCGGGCAAAGGCTGCTGCTGTCGTCTATCGCCAGGGATTTGTTGCTGCGGCAATGCGCTCATTCAGCACGGCCAGATATTCACGCATCGCAACAAGCTGGCGCTTCATGCGGTTCTGCTCCTGATGAGGGAGTTGCTTGAATGTTTCGCTCGAAATAAAGGTTTCCAGCTTGCCGGTGCGCTCTGCCAGCTGTTCTTGCTCTTGGTGCATGCGCTCAACGTGGCTGGGTTTGGGGCTTTCTCCATCAACACTGCGAACCTCGTTAATGCTGCATTGGCCAACACTGAGGCTGTTGTTGTGGATGATGCCGCAGGGCATCTCAATAAGCCGAGCCATCTCATCGCTATCAATGGCTCGGTCGATAACGCGGACCGGAACCTCGAGGAGACACTTGAGCCGCCAACCTTCCAGCTTCCACAGATCTTGGCGGGCCTTGGCTTCGGCATCCTTGATGGCGTACTTGGCGCCCAGCTCTGCATTGAAGTTGGCCGGGTCGGCGCAGGCGGTCATACCGATGGCAATGGTGAAGCCGTTGGCAGCAATGGCGGTGGCCAGCGTGGTTGTGGTGCCGGGAACAACCTGCACCTCATAGCGAACACCGCGCATCAGTGCCTCGATCTGGTCAGGAGTAACGCGCGGCGCTGTTAGCCCGAGAGCCTCAATATCTCGCTCCATCTCGGCATCTTCTTCACTGGCGCACACAGCCTGCTCTTCGATCATGAGGTATCCACCCTCAAACACATCGTTCGGGCTGAATGATACATAGTCGTTCTCATACAGCACGATGTAGTCACCAATGCCAGGGGTGAAGCGGGCAACCATGTCCGGGGTGACCATGTAGGGAATGGTGATGCCGTCATAGAGTGGATTGGTGATGTCGATCATGAAGTTGCCATGCTCGTCACAGGGGTGAACTTCTGAGATTACCGCTGCACGAACCTTCTTGTACGACTGGAACTCGGCCATCGCGTTACGGATGAGGATGATCCCGCCGTCCTCACTGAGAGCTGCCTCAAGCACACCTTTCAACTCAACCTTGTCGGTCATGTCCCGCTCCAAATAAAAAACCCGGCGCTATGGCCGGGTCTGGAAATAAAAAGGCCCAATCTCGAAAGACTGGGCCATGATGGAGAAATCCTAACGCTGGGCGATTAGGAAAGCAACTATCAGAGCGCGATCGCGTCTATCTGCTGCTGAATGGTGTCCAACAGCTGGGCCTGCAGGGCTGCCTGCTCTGTCTGCATCGCCTGCTGCTGGGCTGCCAGCTGCTCCATCTCCTGCAACGTCTTGCCGGTCTGGGCCTGCTTGAGGGCGTCCTCGAAGCGGATAGAGTCGGTCAGCTTGGTGATACGCTGGGCCTCTGCCTGCCACTTGGCGGCCTTGCCTTCCAGCTCTGCCAGCTTGGCCTGCATCTCCTGCATGGCCATCTGCTGCTGCATCTGGGCCAGCTGGGCCTGCTGCTCTGCGGCAGCGCGCTCCTCCTCGCTCATCTCTTCCGGGTCTTTCTGGATGTTCAGAGCGTTGCGGATCCGCTCCACGAACTCGGCCTTGCGTGGTACATCCATCAGCTCGACCAGCAAATCAAAGCAGGCAGCGGCGGCCTCTGGCGGCAACTGGGACATAGCCTGGGTCATTCGCTCGGCCAGCTGCTGCTTGTAAGCGGCGGTCTGCTGGATTGGCGCCAGGGCAATATGGGCTCGCAGGCGAGTCACGTCGTTGGTCAGCTTGCCACCTTCCTGCTCCACGTTGATCACCACAGCCTTGCGGCGGCGCGGGTCGTCGCGGTTGACGGTCACCTTGTAGTTGCGCTTGCTGGCCATATCCTCAAGCAGATAGGCCAGTGCCAGTTGCCCTACCTGCTGGCAGCCCATCCGGTAGTTGTCGTTGATCTCCGACAGGGTAGTCGCCCCCTGCTCCACCAGGTTGCTGATGGCAACGCCAGATTGACCGGTTGATCCCTGCCCCAAGAAGGCGGCATAAACCCCCATGGTGTCTTGGATCAGCTTCACCGAGTCCTGCATCACCTGGAACTGCTGGGCCGCCACGTTGAAATCCTGCTCCACCTTGAAGGCGTCGCTCACGCTGGTCTTATTGGCTCGATCAGGGTTGAGCTCGATATAGCCATCCGGGCGCTCTACCTGCTCCAGCACCTGATCCCGGCTCATGTTGGTGGCGTCCTTGTCCATGATGACGCGCTTGGCCTGCAGCAAGAAGGTGAGCTTGATACGGCGCAGGTTCACCTCATCCTGTGCTGGCATGGCGCGGGCAATCAGGCCATAGGGCTCGCCGGTGCGGTCCTTGCGGTACCCCCAGAACGGCACCAGCGGATACATGTTGTGCGGGGCGGTGCAGGGACGATCGACCAGATGATGGGGGCCAACGAACCATGACTCGCGGATCACGGCTACCGGACAGCGTTCCAGCCTGGCGCGACCACTGGCAATGGCGGCGCGGTGTAGCTGATTGCTCTTGTCAAACTCCAGCGCCCGGCCAGAGTCGAGCATCAGCACCTGGCGCATGGTGTAGGTGCGGTAGTAGACCACCTGCAGCAGGACGCGATCCCGCTCCCGGCTGCACCATTCAATCTCTTTGCCGCTGAACTGGCTCCATTCGTCATAGGCGCTGACAAGGTTGGGGTCCAGCCCCTCGATAGAAGTCAGGCTGACCATCCCAGCCCAGTCATTGACGCCCCACGTCAATGCCTCTGCCTTGCTTGGGAACATGGTCTTGGCCTCATCCAGATCAACCCAGCGGCGGCGCATCAGCCAACGGCAGTCGCTGAGATCTGGCTCCCGGCTGTGCCAATCCCAATACACCTCGTCACGGTGGACGCTGCTGAACTTGTAGCGCGGGCCGAACGGGTCACTGCGGCGGCTGACCTCAACCCATCCCAAGCCGGTCTTGATCTGGCCGCCATATGCCTCACCCCGGGCGCGATCCAGCCCACCCAAGCGGCACATATCGGAATATTCGGCGTTGACGGCCTCGGCCAGCTGCTCGAGCTCGTCGTCGTGGTCATCAGCAATAACCATCAGATCGGTGCGGCTCTTGGCCTCCATCCCCAACACGCCGTCGATAGTCGGGGCGATCAGGTTATGGATGGTGATGGGCTGGCCCCGTTCCTTGAGCACCTTGACCACCTCGGGCGGTAGCTGGTCGCCGTCGTAGTAGGCACAGGAGCGATTGGCAAGGCTTCGCCAGTCTGGCTGGCCATTGATATCGCTCATCAGCGCGAGCAGCTTCTGCGTATCGAGGCCGCCCTTCTCGGGGGCTTTGGGTTGTGAGTTGATCATCAGTTGGCCATCCAATGCTTGGGTTTACGGGTGGATTCGGGTTTGACGATGCGGGCAGGCATGCGGGCGCGCATCTCTTGGGCAATCATGTAGCTCATCAGTTGGTCGTCGTAGCAGCCTTCCTGGGCGTTCATGCTGCCGCTCTTGTCGTAGACGTAGGTGGTTGCTTCGGAAATGGTGCCTACCCAGCGGATACCGGCCTGACCGGCACGCAGCAGGGCCTTGAGGCCATCAACCACGATCGGCTTGGATTGGCGGGTGGTCAGCCAGCCGAGGCGCTGGGTCTCATCGTCCCGATCCCGGTCGATATACTCCTGGGTGTAGATGCGGCGGGTAGGATAGAGCTCGCGCAGCTTGAGCAGGACAGCGTGGCCATGGTTGTTACGCTCCGGGCCGATATAGGCGGGGCCATGCTCTGCGGTGCCGTAGAACTTGCCGACATGGGCCAGTAGCTGGGCAAAGAGACCGGGATCCAGATGGCCGAACCAGTGGGCAACCTGACGCCCGTCACTCTTGGCGATCACGTCAAAGCTGGAGCGGTCGCCGTGCTCGAGACCTTCCGCCACGTCGGCGCCAATGGCGTAATCCTCATCGGGATCGGGCAGCTCCCACACCAACAGCATGTTCTCAAGGGAGCGCTGACCCTGCTCGTCCAGCTTGTCAGGCTTGCGAGCCTTCTCGCGTCTGCCGGTAACGGGGTCCATGTCATAGACGATGAGAGGCGGCATGCAGTCGCCCTCTGCCTCCATGGTGGCGATGGGGTCGAATACCCTGCGGCCAGAGGTCAGAAACGCCTCCAGCGGCGTGCTGGGGAACTCCTGCTTCATCTCCGCACCCAAGGTTGACTCTTTCAGCACGTACCACTGACGCTGTTCGTCACTGATGGTGCAGTTCATCGCCTTCTCAACCGCGGCGAAGTATTCAAGCTGGGCTTTGCTGGCCACCACTCCTGATGCTGGAACGTCGGCGCGATACTTGGGGTCCTGCCACCAGGCGAAGAAGTGGAACTTCCAATCCAGCTTACTGAGCTCACCGGATGCCCTGGCCAGCTCGAGGGACTTCATGCTCATGGCGTGGAAGTCGCCGCCCACACCTTCGGCGGTGGACTCAATAAAAGCCACGGCGCCAGGGTGAATGGCCTGCAGGGTACCGGTTCGCACCTCCTTGGCCTTCTCCGGGTACTTGGCGCAGATCTTGCCATGCTCGGACACATGCAGGCGCTGAACGGTACCAGAGCGGAAAGAGGTGGCCACCTGAATGCTGGAGCCGTGTCGGAACAGGATATGACCGCCATTGGCCCCGCCGCGCCGGGTAACCACCTTGAACTGGGCCTTGAGCCAGCTGGGCAGGTTATCGAACGGCACTTCAATCTTGGTGCGGTATATCTCGCCTGCGGCTGTCAGGTCCTGGGCAATGATCCCGCACTTGATGTTCTTGTTGAACAGCGCCTCGTCCAGCAGATAGATGTCGATAGCGGTGGAGAACCCGAGCTGACGCGCCTTGAGGATGATGTTCAGCCACCACATGGTCTTGAACAGCAGCTCCTGAGCCGGGCGCAGCCGAAAGCGCACCAGCTGGCCCTGCTCATTCTCGATCATGTAGAGGTTGTTCATCCGCCACCACTTATCGCTGAGCTTTTCGCGGATGCAGGCAATCTGCTCCTGCTCAGTCATGGCGGAGATGTCGAGTTCTGTCATTGGTGGGCCTCAGGCAATAAAAAACCCGCCGAAGCGGGTTGGTGTGGGTGATGCAGTGTTTATGCTCGTTCGCGCCATGCTGCGGCGATATGGCCAATCTCATCCCTGGCTGCGGCGCGCCGCTTGGCGCTCTCGGCCAACATAGTCACATGGCTGGGATTGGCAATCATGGCGCCCATCTCGACCAGCACACCGTTGCGGTAAAGGCGGTATGGCTCAAGGAGGATGCGCTCATGGGTGACGGTAGCTGCGTAATCAGGCTCTTCGTCACTGCCAATCAGTCGCAATGGCCCCATGACAGGCGGCAGCTCGTACCACACCTCGCAGCCCTCGCGACCTGAATCGATGGCGCTGCACACCTCTCTCGGCAATGGGTAGTCAGCAATGTAAATCGCCTGCCCGTCTTCGTCCCTGCGGTAAATTCTCATCACCACCTCCAGAGTGGCAAACTCAGGCGATCGGGCTTTCATCTTTTATCCACCGCTCAAGCTCTGTGATCTTTTCATCCCAGCGTTTGAAGTCAGCCGTCGCTCGCTCATCGTCAAGCCCCACATCCTCAATGCCAAAAAGCTCAGACACCGAGCGCAGCTTGGCAATAGCCTCAATAGCCAAAATTCTTTGGGTGGCCTGACGCTCCCTTTGTTTCATCGCTGACTCCTGCATGGCGGGTGAATTAAGACTCGCATTTTATCACGACATCATGCCGCCAGTCCCCATCTCGTGGAGCTCCGAGAGCATCTCGCTCACTGGGGTGGTATCACTGCCGCCATCCTTCTCCAGTCGATCGGCTTCGGCCGTCAGCTTGCGGGTGGCTGCCTTGATGCGCTTGGTGTCCGCCTCAATCTTGGGGCCAGTCACCTCATCGATGCGAAGGGCGCTCAGGGTGCGTTCGATAGACTCAATGCGCTGAATGTTCCGGTCGAGAGCCTGCTCAGCTTTCAGGATTTTGTCATAGAGCCCAATTCGGTCTGTCATCTCGGTGGCATCTACCAGATCCTGATGAAGGTTCTTCAAGGTCTTGGTGACAGAGATAACGCGAGCCCGGGTGAATATCAGCTCGTCATGCAGCCTCAACTCCTCGGCTTGGTCGAACAGCTCAGGCGAATCAAGGAACTGGGCGTAACCGCCATGGGTCAGCGCGGGCCGATCGCCTGGCTTCCACTTTGCGACAGGGCTCGGGTTGCCTGGGTTGCCGACGGACTCACGATTGCCCACGCCAAAGCGGCCATCTGGCTGGCGTCCCGATTTTCTTTTCGGGTTTTGGCCTGACTCGTCAGGGGTTTGTGTGGATGAGGATGACCTTCCCCCTCTTCCCTCTCCTCTCTTGGTCTTGCCTTCATTCCCCTTGGGTTGCGCACTTTGCGCAGATTGCGCAGTTTTGCGCACTTCGGATTGCGCAGATTGCGCAGCTACGCGAGATTTATCGGGTTGTGCGGGGGATTGTCCCCGAGATTTCAAATAGCGACGCGCCGAGTTGTAGTTCAGACCGCGGCTGTCACACCAGTCTTTTGCACTGATGCCGGTCGCTTCGTGCTCCTGCAGGAATTCTGCATTGAGCTGTGCCCAGTCGGTCTTTGCCATTTAGAGAGATAGCTCGCCTTCGACAACGGTGTCGCCGGGTACGGGCTGATGGGTTGCCGGTACCACTACGGAAACGCCGGTATTGAGAACAACCAGGGCATGACTGCCGTCATACTCCTTCACATGAGTGATAACCCCGGTCACGGTAACGCCATTAACCACCGCATCGCTCCAGTGCATCGAGATAGTCCAGTAGGTCGGCTGTTGAGTCCCCAGAAAGACAAACCCCGCCGTTATTGGCGGGGCTCCATGTCAGCCTGGGAGTGGGTGGTGGGCAGTTCGCTGTTTGGCTTGGTGTTGTCTGGCAGCTGGCCAGAAGCAGCGCCGAAGCGAGCAGCAAAGCGCCCTTGTGGGTCACTATGGTTTTGGTCATAGCTTTCCTGCACCTCCCTTGCCCGTTCCTGCTTAAGCCAACGGCCCAGCAGGGCCGTTAGAATGTCGAGCAGTTGGAGCAAGCTGTTCATGTTATTGCTTCCGGGCTTTGTCGGCCGGCAGGTTCAGGGCCAGCTTATCCAGCACCTTGATGAGACCAACCAAGAAGGCGTCTACCTTCCCGATAATCTCATCATCCCGGGTGGACGGGGTGACGGCCGCAATCTTGGCCAGACCCTGCACCACAAGGGACGCGCCCCCTACCACGGCCATCAGGATGACAATCCAGTTGATGACCACCTCAACGATGTTTTCCATCGCACTCTCCTCTCTGCTGTTACCGGTTACCCGGCGATATCGGCACGGCTTTCGCCTATGCCTCTGACTTCGAGAACTCGGCAGGGGCCATGACCGGGAGATCCCCTGCCGGCATCGGCTCACCAGCAGGCCAGCGGTATGCGGTAACCCGGGAGCGAGGGAACGCCTTCACGTTCACGGCGTCAGCCTGATTGCCACCCAGTACCAGCAGATTGCCAGCCCCGTCCTGCCCCACGACGAAACCGACATGGCCGCCACCATCGCGGCTGAACACCACCACGCAGCCAGCAACCGGCTTATCCAGCTTCTCACCCCAGGAGGCATAAGAACGCGCCCCCTCGAATCGGGTGGACTGAACACCTACCCGCTCCAGGCAAGCGCCCACGAATGCCGCGCACCACGGCGTCTCGTCGTCTTTGATGCCGCCACGCTTGATAGCCTTCCACATCGCCACGATTTCAGGGTTGTGATTCGACCCCTTGATTTCAGTCAGCCCGATATGTCGGCGGGCCTCTTCTACCCAACGCTGTGCCATTACTCTTTCCCCCCAGTCATCCAGCCGGTTGCCCGGCGTTCGTAAAGCTCCAGAGCCTTCGACCCCATCAGGCCAGCCAGACCGGCCATAAAGCCACACAGCGGCAGCGGTGCGGCGATATACCAGCTCAGCAGCATGGTTAGCATCCCGGCGAAGCCTGACACCACAACCTGCAGCGCCGCCTCCGCCCAGCGGAACTGCCGCCCTTCGCGCTTCACTGTCTGTATGTAGGTCACAAGCCCTCCCCATACGCTCAGCCCGCCGAACGCCAGATAGGCGAGCATGCTGTAGTTCTGTGGATCCTTGTCAGGCGTCATCGCCCCTCCAGAAACGACAAAGCCCGCACGATGGCGGGCCGGAAATGAAAAAGGCCAGAGTCCCGGGGGAATCTGGCCATCTTTGATAGATACTAACGCTGGGGCGGTGGGGATTCAAGCAATCAGGGTAGTGGATTGTTACCTAGACCAGCTATTCTGGTTTGCATACGCCGTTGTGTGCATGAGACAAAAGGAACTGCCTTAAATCCTCCATATCCAGCTGGCATCGTAGGCATTCTTCAAGCATACACAGCGCCTCCGCGGCAACCGAAGGCACACCGCCTTTCCCGCCAAGATACGAGGTGAAACCAACCTTGACGATCGATACATTATCAAAAAACAGCGCCTTGGCCTTTCCGTTGTCATTCAAGGCTCCGATCAGCGCAAATCCAGCCTGATCACCGGTCAATCTCAAACTAATATCTACCAGCTTACCAACCGGAAACGCCTCTCTCATCATCTCATTGCCACTCTGCATACCCTTATACCCCACTGTTTTTTTCAAATTTGACCAAGCCTACGCAGCCCGCATCTGGCGCACCTGCAGGTCCATAATCTTGGACAGGTCAGAGGCTTGGTGTATCACCTCATCAACTAGCCGCTCTACGCGCTGGCGCATCTCCTGCCCGAACCGGCGTGACACCATATCAGCATGCGGCACGACTCGCCCGGTACCGTGGCACTTGGGGCACTCGTCACCCTTGCGGGGGCGGATCCCTGTGCCCTTGCAGTGCGGGCAGCGGCCGGATTGCAGCATCTCGGCGACACAGTGGTCGTGGGCGAGAGACAAGATCCCGTTACGCTCAGCCAGCAGGCGCTGATATTCGTGGTCATTACCGGCCCGGTGGGCACGCTTGGCCTTTTCCATCACCACGGCGGCGCGGCGGCGCTCCTTGTCGTAATGGGGGTGAGACAGCACCAGCCTGTCCAGCTGCTCAGGCAGCGGGCGGCGCAGCAGGATAGCCAGTGCCATGCCTCCGGCCTCTGCATTGCCGGCCGCGCACTCAAAATGCGCAAGCAGCTCAGAGATGGCGGAAGCGTCGAGCAGGTGATCGGCCATCAGGAACTGGAGCCCCTGCGGGTTGTTTTTGGCGGCTACCTGCAAGGCACCGATAAAATCATCCCGCCCCAGGGCGTTGAAATTGCTGGAGGTTGGCTCATGCAGCGCCCCCTTTGGTGAGAACAGGCGCAG